TTTAACGGAAAGTGCTTTCTTTGCTGCTTCTTTATGTTGCTCTACTCCTTTTTTCCTAATATTTTCTAGTTGTTTTCTTTTTTGCTCCTCATATTTTTCCTTCTTAAACTTAAGTTGTTTTTGCAAATATTTCGTATAAGAAGATCTATTTTTTTCTTTTTTTTCTTTTTCACCTTGCTTCTGAAGATCCTTAATAATCTTTTTAGCTGCTGCTCTTTTTTGTGCAGCAGTCATTTTTCCTTCTTCTTCAGAAAAAAAGTTCATTTTACTCTTAATGATTTTCTACTATTTTTATTTATTTGTTTTTTAATTGTTGGTTTAATATTATCTCCAACGTAAGATTCCACATCTTATCCTGGAGTAATCGATTGAACATACTCACGATATTCGGTTGTACCTATTTCACAAACTTCTCTAACATCTTTTAACCAACTTTTAAACATTATTCCATCTTCAGTAACACATATCAAATGATTGGATCCTCTTCTAATAATTTCTCCAACTAATCCAGTATTCAAATTTTCAATAATAGATCCAACCTTAAATAATCCATTATTTTTATAATCCCATCGCATACCGCCAAAATCAAGATCTGGAGCAATTTTCCAAAGTTCTGTTTCTTCGGTAACTTTCATTGATTTTGAAACTGCTGTAAAAATTTCCTCCTTTTCGGATCTCTTCATTTTTGCAGGCAGTCCAGTAGAAAACTTTTCAAAATCTCCAACAGCAGCAGCAGTCCTCATCATTGTAGATGATCCTGGATTTTCTACTTCACTATCAGGATCTTTCACTCCAGATGGAATCACTTCAAGATTATTAAATTGATACTGACTTCCCTCTCCTTTATGTGCGAGACTTTGGAATTCTCCCATTCTATCTTGTCCAGCTACTATAACGACATCACTGTAACCATCACCATAAAGAGATCCAAGAACATCAAAAATTGTTTTTGAATCTTCACTATCAATAATATATTCAGAATACTCTGGAAACATTCTTTGAAGATATGAAATTTTTGTAGTTGGATTCAAAGGATTTGCAGTTCCATCCTGAATTCTGCTTGGATATACTCTATATTCAAATCCCCTTCTTTTTGCTTGAGAGAACCCTGCCTTCAATAAAGGTTCGTGTAATTTTGAAGGGGGATTAAATCTACCAAATACAACCACTATTCCATTTGCCTCTTGTGGTTGTTCTTCTTTTTGCTTTTGTTGAATTGGTTGTATTTTTTGTTTTGTTTTGTTTATTTTTACTTCTTCTCCAGGAAGTCCATCTTTTGAAGCAGTATCTCCCTGCCCATAATACTTTAATTTTCCATTAACAGTTTTTGCTACAAAATTTCCCTGCTTATCGTACCAATCGCCGTGACCATTCCCAACAAGTCCGCGATTCTTTGCCTCGGTAGATGCCAGAGTTTCTACTGCTTCTTTTATAAATTGAGCAAAAGTTTTCATTATTACTTGGTTTTTAAATATTTATTACTATAGTCTATCTAAAGATACTGTACCTGGAATGTTTGGTTCATAATATCTTGAACTGCCAGAATTAGTTATGAACTTTACATCAAGTCCAGGATACTGTGGTTTTAACTTTTTAGATTCCGATTTTTCGCCACCAGAAAAAATACAAAAATATACATTAGGCATCATTCTAATAATATCATTAGCCGTTTCTGTATAAATTTCTTTAGAAAAAACTCTCATATTATATTCTCCCCCTCCAACATTTTTAACTTTACTAAATTTTTTGGAGAAAAAAGTTTGTATTAAAATATAATCAACTTTATTGCCACCAATACCAAAACAATATTTTTTTATCTCATTTGGAGTTGCTTTAAGACGAATACCTTTAAATTTATTTCCAGTAGAAACTTCAATAAATTCAGTTTTTCCATTTACAGTAGAAATAGAAATAATATTTTGTTTTACCAAATAATCCAATACCTTTTTTGCAGCGCCATAATCTTTAGCACTGCTCCAAAAAGCAAAATTTTCTTTTTTCAAAGAAATTTTAACTTTTTTATTATCTTTAGTTGTGATATTAATATCAGACTTTCCAAGTATTTGTCCAACTCTTTCTACTTTTTTAACGTTACTTATAAGATAACTTTTTCCAGTTCCAGAAAAATAACTTCCTTCTCTTAATAGTATATTTAAATTTGGCGAAAAAAGATTAGGAGAATTAACTGCATTCTTTGCTTCATTTAATTTTTGGAGCTGTTCGTCTATTTTAGCCGCAAAGTATTCTTCATTTAAAACTCCTGCTTGAAGAAGTTCTGGAAGTTTTGGTGGTGTTTCTTTTTGACTCTTAAAAAATATTTCAATTGTATTGGTTGCCCGTTGCAAAGTTAATATAAAATCTATCCCCTCAACATTAGATTTTCTTCCTGTTGTAAAAACTGTATTTCCACCCAATAAAACATCAGTAGCAAATAATTTAGTTATATCATCATATATTTTTTCCAAATTTGAAGAATATGGAGATTTTACAGACAATAATATACGACTATTATTTGCTTTCTTCACTTCATAAAATCTAGATCTAATATGAGGATATTTTGTTGTTTGGGCTGCACTAGAATTTAAAATATTAATTACTGTCGTAACGTTTAATAACCTGTAGCTGCTGCTATTAAATATTGCCATTAAAAAAACCCTGTTTCTTTTATTTAGAAACAGGGTTTTAAATTATTTTATTCTTTCACTATAGATCCAATCGCATCATCAAGATTAGTAATTACCTCACGGATATCAAAAATACGAGGGGGCACAGTATTTACATCAGTCGTATATCCTCTCTGTGCATCAAATAGAATTTGACGAACTGCAGCAGCAGAACGAACATCCATTTTAAGAGTTACTTGTTTTTCTTTAGTCATCGGTCATCAGAAGCACGGTTTTCAGAGAAATAAGCGTCAAAAGCACCTTCAGGGTAACGCTTTAGAAGTTTTTGGACATTGCGAGCAACTACATCATCAATAGAAATGTTGAGTGCCATACAAGCTTGAGCAACATACCACATAATATCTCCCAATTCGATAATTAAATGCTCTCGGTTATCTTCATTAAAAGGTTTACCTTGGAAAATCATCTTCTTAATGATCTCAAGGAACTCCCCACCTTCAGCATTGATGCCAACACCAGCAGTCAGAAGACGTTCAATGTTTGCTCCCTTTTCATCCAATTCAACCATACGATCAGAAAGAGCAAGAAAATCTTTGGATGCATCAGAAGTTACAGCATCTACAAAATTTTGATATTCATTAAAATCAACTTTTTTTGTCATATTTAAAATTTAAATCCAGTAAATTTACTTTTTTTGTCTTCTTCATAATCATACTGTTCATCCTGTCCAGAGTCAAGTATGTCTCCTTGGGCACTTTGTTCAACATCATAGAGTCTCATTTTTGCCCGATCAATTCCAATTACAAATCTTTTATTCATAGTTGGATCTGCATACCTATTCTTAAGTTGTTTAACCATAATTTGCCCAAGTTGTTCCAACTCTTCTGTAGAAATAAGGGCAAACATAAGATCAGCAGTAGCAGGCAGACCAAAGGACTCTGAAGTATCTGTCAATTCTGGATCTGATGATCCATATCCAGATCTGGTAGTTTGAGTAGCACTTACAATGGGAACATTACTTTCAACTGCAAGTCCACGAAGTTCTTCTGCAATTGCTTTTACATAGGAATAAGAATTAACTGAAAAATTACTTTTATACCTACTTGAAGAACAAATATTCAGATAATCAATGAAGATGATGTCTGGTTTAAATGATTTCTTCAAGGAAAGTTCATTAAGAAGAGACTTAAAATGACCACTATGTGCAGAAGCAGTAGGATACTCTTTAATAATTAGAGTTCCTTGAGTTTTTTTAGCAATATTATTTACTTTAGTATCAAACATTACTTTAGGTAATGTTTCAATGTCAGTAATTTTAATATTAAGCAAATTGGCATCAATCCTTTCTGCAATTTTTTCCTCTGCCATTTCAAGGGTAATATATAAAACATTTTTCCCCTGCAAAAGAGCAGAAGCAGCTACGTGACACATAAACAAAGACTTACCTACACCAGTACCAGCAAGAGCAATATTTAAAGTCTTGTTGGGCAATCCTCCTTTGGTAATTTTATTAAAATAATCTAGATCAAATGGAATTTTATCTTCTTTTTGATGATAAAATTCATATCTTTTTTCAAAGTCATTAAGATAGTCGTGACCAATATGATTGTCAAATGAAACTGCTAAAGCTTGTTGGAGGATTGTAGGTATAGCATCCCTGGATTTTTTTTCATCTTGTCCATCTGCAATTTTAATTGATTCCATAAGTGCAAGATAAATTGCCCTATCTCTACACCACTTTTCAGTAGTATCCTCCAACCATCTTCCGTCTGCTGGAGTGTCTTGAAGATTTGAAACATAATCGCAGATAGTCTTATAAGTGTCCTCGGTAATGTCTGTTCTTTTTTCAGTTTCAATTAATAGGACTTCTTTTGTAGCAAGTTTTTCATAAGAAATAATAAACTTACATATTTCTTCAAAAACTACTTTCTCGTGTAAATTTTCAAAATATTCATTTTTAATAAAAGGCAGAACTTTTCTACAATAATCGTTATTGAAGAGAAGATTCCGTAGAATAGTAGTTTCTACTTTTTCCATTATCCTCCATAGGAAAATTCTTTTTGTGCTGCTTCATCTAATGCTTGCATTACTTCACCAGTAAAATACTTTTCTGGATTTTCCATAATAGTTTTTCCATATTGAGAAGTACCGTCAGGAACTTGATATCTTACTCCAGATTTTACAAAAATTCCATATTTTTCTGCAAGGTCAAGAAGACCGTAATACTTATCAAGTCCACGTTCATCATAGAACAAACGAACTTCAACAGTTTTGTTCTCTTTACTCAATCGAGATTTATGAGTTGTTGCTTTGATAATATTGCCAACTACTTCTGTTCCATCTTTTTCTTTCTTTTTAGAAAGATAGATGATTGTAGACGCAGCATACTTAAGACCAGAACCACCACTCATTTCTTTAGTTGGAACATAAGAACCAACTACGTCATAGGTATGATTAGTGACAATCATTGGGATTTTTGCTTGACCCAACTTCAAGGTTAGCATTCGGAATGCACCTTTGACAAGTTGTGATTTCGTCATATCACGAACTTGCTTTTCATTCAAAGCATCATCAATTTCTTTCTCGGTTGAAAGCATTCCGAGAGAATCAAGAACAAACATACAAGGTTTACGTTCTGCTTCTTTTTTCTTTAGATAAAGGTCAACTGCTTTAAGAGCCTTTGATCTAAACTCTTCAATTGTCACAACATTAACTACAACAATTCTGTTTACATCAAGACCTCTACTTTGAAGTAAAGATT